ATATCATTAAGGTATTAAGAAAAATATTTGCAGTAAATAATATGGATATGCCTATAAGGTTTGAGCAATTAAAACCTATTACTGTTCAATTTGATTCAGCTACAATACGTGATGTAATGACACAAGACGAAATTCGTGAAGAATTAGGCTTACCGCCTTTAAATGATCAAGAAGTTGTGCGTGACGAATATTCAAAAGTTGGAATGATTGACGGTAAGCCTATTTTTAGCTCCATAGAAGAGGCTGAAGAGCATTCAAAGACTTTAGGGTGTAAGGGTTACCATGAACACGAATACGAGGGTAAAACGGTTTATATGGCTTGTGAGAGCCATGACGAACTAATGAACTTTAACAAGACAGAGTTAGAAGCGTTTTTAGAAACTTTAGAAGATATACCTGACGATTGGGAATTAATTGAAGAAGAAGTTGTTGACGGTGAACATCAAGATTTTGATTTTGAAAAAACGCTTAATGAATTTGCAAATGATAAAATAGAATTAACATCAACAGGAACAGCAAGACCGAATGCTAGAAGTGAGCAAGACGGAGTGAATAAGTCTTTTAATGACTATTACAAAGTTAGGTATGTTTATGAAAATGACGATTTTTTAGTAAATAAATCAGGAACTAAGAGAGAATTCTGTCGGAAAATGGAATCAGCAAACAAAATATATCGTAAAGAGGATATTTTAAAAATGGGTAAAATGGCTGTAAATGCAGGTTTTGGAATTAAAGGTGCTTCAACGTATTCAATTTGGCTGTACAAGGGTGGTCCTCAATGTTTCCATTACTGGAGTCGTAGAATTTATAAGACATCTTTAAGAAATGCAAAAAGCAAAATTAATAGTTCTCAATTGATTGGATATACAAAAGCAAGGTCAGAGGGATTTACTGCTGAGAAAAATGACAATTTAGTGGCAATACCACCACGTAAAATGAAAAATAACGGATATTATAACTAGACTATGGCAAATTATGTATTATTTATATCAGAGGAAAAACTAAAAGACAGCACGACTATCGGCTTAAATGTTGAACCTGCTCTTTTACTTCCGTATATTAAACAGAGTCAAAAGCTATATGTGGAGACTAAGCTTGGCACAAATCTTAACCAAAAATTAAAGGATTTAATTACAGCAGGAACAGTAAACAACGTAGGAAACGAAGCTTATGCAACTTTATTAAATGACTACATAGGTGAAATGTTACCGTCATTTGCGTTATATATGGCACTTCCTTTTCTTAGGTTTAAGATTGAAAATGGGAATATATTTTCTAAGACATCCGAAACAGGAACAGCGTTAAGTACAGAAGAAGCACAACACCTTAGAAATGAAGTCCTTAATACCGCAGAGTATTACATGGAAAGAATGATTGACTACATAAGAAACAATACAAGTAGCTTTCCTGAATACAGTACCAATTCAGGTGCAGATGTTTCGCCTGACAGAAATTCTTACTATTCAAATATGAATCTTGAAAGACCTAGAAGGCAAGGGTCAAAACTAACATTAAGTGACTTTTTAAGTGCATCAGACTAATGAAGAAAAGATATAAAGTAAAAGACAAAAATATAACTAAACTAAAAACATACTTAGAGAATGGCAGTAAAACAACTAATAGGAGAGGTAGCAGATGTACTAATACTAAATACAACAATTCTAAGCGTTGCAACATTCTCTAATTTAGAAACATTTTTAAAAATCATTCTTTTATTAGTGTCGATATTTTATACTGCTAATAAGTGGTATTACCAAAAAAAGAAACGAGATAATGAGTAAGAAGCGGAAACTAAATAGTACAAACCCTAAATGGAAAAAGGCAGATGAAAAAGCTATTAAAATGCGTAAAGAATTTGTTAAGGAAGTCAAAGGCGTTAGAATCTCAGCCATCTACTATCTCTAAAGTAGATCATACTATTAATCTCTTAGTTATTAGAGAGGTGTTTACCGAAGAATCAGTTATTGGCAAACTATATTTAAACTCTGAATTAATGTGCGACACCCTAGAAAATGCGTGGCGTGATAATCAAAGAAATATCAGTTGCATACCATCAGGTGAATATCCAGTACGAATGAGAGTGGCAAGAGAATCAGCTACAAAAGACTATTTGCACTTATTAGTTAAAGATGTGCCAAATAGAGATTTGATATTATTCCATACAGGAAATACTGCCAAAGATACAAGGGGTTGTATTCTAGTGGGAATAGGAACTGAACAAGACTTTGTTAAAAACTCTAGATTGGCTATGGAATTACTAATGAAAGAAATCGTTAATTTAGGCGGTATTAAAATAAATTTAATAATTAAAAATAAATAAGATGAAACAATGGTTAATTAGTCAAATGCTTTCGAGCAAGAAATTTTGGTACACAATTGCAGGAATTGTTGTGCCTTTAATTGTAAAATATTTGGGTGTAGATGAAGAAACTGCATCAAATGTATTCTATGCAATCCTTACACTTGTAGTCGGTCAAGGAATCGCTGATAGTGGAAAGAAATAATAGGTACAGACTTAAACCCCACGAGGTAGCTGCCTTACAGAAAATGCGAGAAACTGAAACTAGGAACATTCTAGTTGTCGGAGATTTACATTTGCCTTTCTGTTTAGACGGCTACCTTGATTGGTGTTTAGAGCAATACGAAACCTTTAATTGCAATCAAGTTGTCTTTATAGGTGATATCCTTGATAATCATGCATTTAGCTACCATGAGCCTGACCCTGATGGAATGTCAGCAGGTTATGAACTAGAGCAATCAATCAAACAAGTTTCTGAATGGTATAAGGCTTTTGAATATGCAGATGTTTGCATAGGAAACCATGATCGAATGGCTGCTCGTAAAGGTATGACAGGCGGAATCCCTGCTGCTTGGATTAAGACTTACAATGAGGTCTTAGGTACGCCGAATTGGAATTGGGTGGAAAATGTTACTTATGATGATGTCCTTTATGAACATGGAGAGGGTGGACAAGCTCAAACCAAAGCAAAAAATAACCTAATGTCTAGCGTATGTGGTCATACTCACACCGAAGCATATTGCAAATGGTTTGTTGGTAAGCGATACAGAATCTTCTCTATGCAGGTCGGTTGTGGCGTTGATAGCTCTACTTATGCGGCTGCATACGCCAAAAACTTTAAACGACAAGCGATTGGTTGTTCTGTTGTATTGAATAATGGAACGTTACCTATTAACTTATTAATGCCTTTATAATGGATGACAACCCCAACGGAAAACTCTTACTTATTTACATGCTTATTATAATAGGTATCTTATTGCTTAGTTTATAGCCCCCCTTTAGCCGTTTTAGGCACTTTCTTTTCTTTTTAATGGTAATATACTAGAGGGCACTTAAAGTTGCTCTATGTTATAAACACTTAAATTGTTAATAACTTTGTAAATAATTGTGTTTATATAATTGTTAATTAAAATAATTGTTATATGTTTGTACTATTATTAATTAAAAAAAAGAAAAATGAAAACAAATTTTAAAATGAAAGAGGCAACAAACAAAGCTGAAGCTATTATTAGCTTAAAAGATGTACAAAAAAACAAACCTGAATTATTAACCGAATACGTAAGACTATCAATGTTTGATATTGATAAAATGTCTTTTCAAGAAATCAGAGATATATACATACAAGTAAAAAGTAGGTATTATGACACTCTTGATTATTCAACTAAATTTTAAGGATATGAGATTACAATGTCAAGACTTCTATTTTTACCCAAATGGTACTTATAGTAGCGAAACAAAGTATGACAATAACACGCATACGTATTTTTCAGATATTCAAGAGGGTTCAAGATCAATTAGAATATTTGGAACACTAGAGCAAATAGACAAAGCGTTAGACGACTATGTAGAACGCACAGGCTTAAACTTAGACGAATGTTACGACTACGACATACCGTCTAAATTAAGACAATATCAAGAATTATATTTGCAAAAAAATAACCACGCCAGAAAGTTTAAGGCAATAATAATAAATATAGTATAATGAAAGACGAAT